CCCGGGTGGGCTGCTGCTGCGTGGAGTCCGCAGTTACTACTGGCGCTTCTGGCTTCTGGATGAGTTTTTCCTTCAGCTCCGAAAACGCTAAATCCAAGTTAGCCGCGCTCAAGCGCAGCTTGTTTTCCGCGAGGTAGCCCATGATGGCTTTACCGTTCTGCGGGCATATGTAATAGCCGTTAGCTTCGTTGGCTAGCGCCCAGTTCTGGGCGAGAAGATATTCGTCGAGTTCGCCGGATCGCTTGAGTCTGGTGCGTACTTCATCGAGCGGAGCCCCGAACTCTTCCTCTGCGGTTTTGCGGAACTCTTCGCGCCTCTTGCGGTCAGCCTCTTCCGCCGATTCTGGAGCTGGCTTGAACTCGTGCTGCGGAACCGCGGGCTCGCCGTGAACTTGCCTCTTGCCAGTCTTTACCTCGTGAATGTAGCGGTCGCCATGCTCTTTTGCTTCGGTGATCTGGCGAATAAGATCTTGATGGTCGGTGTACAGGAAGCGATAAGGCTTGCCGATGAATTGCCCTTCAGAGTCTCTCGGCTGGTAGCTATAGACAAACTTCCCTGTCTCTTTGTCAACTTCAGGTTCCTGCGTAAAGATAGGCTGAGTAGCCGTACTCATGTTGTCGTCTCCCAAATATCGTAAAGCGCTTCCGAAATTACCGTTTCTGGCGTAGGCTCAGGAATATTCATTTCCCGGTAGCTAAAGAGTTTGCGGGTCAAATTACTTACTACCTTGCAGGTGGCCTGCGCGTCGGTGAGCAGTAGTAAGCGCTTCTTTTCGTCGGCGTCCTCGCATTCCATAACTCTTGTCTGTGCGTATAGGGATTCAGCCTGAAAGAGCTTCAGCAGTGCATCGGAACCCGGCTGAGTCATTAGCTGGCGGAGATTCAGGATTTCTTGCTCGCTCAGCTTTACTTCGTAGCGGGTCATGTGCCTGCGCCTATGTCGCCTTCCTGATCGGTTAGCGGCTTCATCGTGGCTTCAGTCATGTGCTGTAAAGTCTTCTCAGCTGCGCGGCCTAGCGACTGGTCAGCTATCTGTTGCTGCTTGCCTTGATCCTTCTGGCCTTGCAAAGCCTGCGCCGCCTGGAGCTTCCCGGCTTGTAATGCGGCTTGCGAGTTGGCCTGCGCCTTCTGCTTTTCTTCCTCAGTCATGTCACGGAAGAAGCTCTGCGAGTACTTGAAGCCGGCAAGTTGCGCCCAAGTCTTGAAGTAAACCTCAAAATCAAATGTTAGGTTCTGTTGCTCCGCGGCCTGCATGATTGGAGGCGTATTCACTGTCTGTTGAATGAATGGCATAAACTCAGCCATCTGTTTGCGTGGGCCAAGATGTGAGCCTGCAAGCACTTGATACTGCACTCGGGCGTTGCGGTATGCGATGTGATCGAACTTGCTGTAATCATGCTCCATGTCGTCATCGAGGATTTCCCGCAGCGTGCGGGTGGGCAGGCGCTTCGAGTTCATTTCATCCATGATGTAGAGCCAAGGAATGAACACTTGACGGATGAAACGCTCCAGAGGCCCGTCGAGGCGTCCCGCCTGAGCCTGACCGACGAGCTGCGCCCCGGTTCCTGATCTAGCGCCCGTAGCGCGTCCACCAGATACCGTATTTCCCTGACCGAACAACTCATTCGCGCCCGACGTAGACGCTGCACTATTTTTCGCGGCTTCAATGGCGTAGACGAGTGACTGATCGACTTTCGGCTGTTCAATGAGTTTGAACGCTTCATTTACTGGCCCTTCCACGGAGATGATTGAGCCCAGGTCAATCTTGATGTCTTGGGAAATTGCGTTAAGAGGTTTCTGACGGACGTAAGACGGCCTTGCGATGAATGCAAGGATGTCTAGATATGCATTCAGTACGCCCTTTTCTACTTGCTGGTCAGGTCCGACAAGTTGGCCCAAACCCTGCCCATACCCACAAGAAGGCAATGTACGCCATGTGCTAGACAAATAAGGAACCGCTCCGAAGTCGTGAGTTTCGTTGCGAATGAGTAAGAAGCCGTGGGAGTTGTTGAGGGCGACTGTAACCCTGTGTCCGTCCCATCGTTCGAGTAGTTTGAGCTTTCTTGCGTACGGATCGGACGAGTCATTGACTTCCCTTCCCTCTGCATGGGCGAGCCATGCCCGCATCTGATCGGGTTGGCGTTCGGATATATCTCCAGGGGTTGCTTCCTCTGCGGTCGGAGGAAAGAATAGCGCTTCCAATTGTTCCCTTGATGGGATGTCATAACCCGGAGTATCTCGCAACACATCCAAGTCATCGAAGGTTACGTAATCAGTATCTATGACCCACGGACATTTACGGATGTCGCCTTCGTTCCACGTGGGAGCGCAAACCATATACCGCAGATCGCGCCACTTGAGCCACGGTCGGTGAATGTCTTCGTCTTCGTAGGTTAGCTCGAACTCATCGCTTTCCGGTGTGTCAACTTCCTTGCTGCCGAGAGGAGTATTGAACTTTTCCTTTTCCCCTTTGGCCTTAAAGACTGGCACCTTCTTAGTCGAATCCAGCCAGCCATACTTATAAATCTGCGTTCCGAGATGCGCGCATTGAAACCAGCCCTTGTCGCACTCAATGTCAAATTCCATCTCTCGCAACTGCGTCTCAAGAACTGCTTCCTTGGCCCACATTACTTTCTGATCCAGCTTCGGGTTAGGCAGAAGCATGAACGGCGTCTCTTCAAAGAACAGAGCGCCATGAACCTTGGTTGTAACTACGTCGATGATGTTGGAGAGCGTATAACGCGGGACGTTAGCCTTCGCTGGATTGAAGAAGAAAGTATTGAGCCAGGGCTGCTGTAGAAGCTGATCGGATACAGTCCACAGGTGCGTGAAGTCCAGCAGGATCTTGTCGCCTTCACCGATCTCCAAGTCCTGCTTTAGAATCTTTAGCGCGGCTTCGTCGTCATACTTCCGGTCGGCTAGGGCATCCTCTGCTCCAAGCGAAATCTGCTCGCGCTCTACTTGCGCGTCTAATCCTTGCTGGACGAACTTGTCTAGGATGGCGTCAGCCATTTATTGACCGGGGAAATATCCTTCGGGCCTGATTTGGTTCACGGTTACTTTTGCAGGCATGGGAGCGAGGAAAGCTCGCACGGCTGCATCCTTGGTTTGAGCCGCTATCCATGCGGCGTTACTCGCGGCGTTGTTCAGCGATTGCAAGCCAAGTTCGAGGCCGGGTTCGGCAGGCTTCGGCAAGTCCAGGCCAGTCATAGGCATAACCATGCGCAGAAACGAAAGCATGTCGGGGCCGTCGTCGTGGCGCTTAGGATTCGGCATGCCTTTGAAGTCAGTAAACTGGCGGTACAGCATTTCGATATTGGGGATTAGATTCGAGAAGAACAGCCGGCCTCCGCGGATCAACGGCTCCAGCCCGCATATGCGAATGCCCTTCGCGTTCTTGCCCTTGTCCGTCTTGAACGCATGCACAGGAATGGCATAACCCCACGCGGTAGCATTCTTGATGACTTCTTGTTCCAGCCAGCTATTGCTAGTAGCTACGTACTTCTCAAACATGACTCTTTCGGGATTGGTTTCCTTGGCTAACTTGGCAATCTGGAAAGCTAATTCGGAAGGAGTGAACTTGTCCATTATCAGGACATGGAGATAGGCTATCCACTTTTGTGTGTCAATGGAGATGAAGCCTCCACAACTGTAGTCACTTCCCTCCGAATCTGTAGTCGCCACATCCCAGAAGTTGTACCGCTTGAACGCGTTATTCTGCGGAACTTGCGTGGTTGCTGCGCGCAGATCTTCCAGGCGAAACTTTACTGCGGGGCCGATGGCTAGCGGATCGTTTAGTTGTTGGAGGCAGAACGTTTCTTCATCGAGTAACAGCTTCTCACGAAGGAAAGCAAAGCCCTGTCGCTCCGGGAAAAGCAATAGGACATCTTGTTCGATAAGGTCCTTAAGTTTCTTACTCTTCGCATAAGGAAGAGGAGTCCAAGAAGCGCCACATAAGTATCGAGAATCCTTAAGCGTCGTCTTAACGTGCTCATATAAGTCTTCCTCGTGGTAGCGAGTGCCGATAAGCTCCAGAACTCCGTGAGGGTCAAGCAAGTTGGCCGTGGTCACGAACTTACGCATGATCTTGCTGCGTGAGCGGTGGTCGGCAATTGGCGTAGTGTCGGTGATAACGTCGTCGCACTTCAGAACGTCGCAATGCCAGCCGGAAGTAGAACCTAGGATCGAGATAGAGCCAAGCGTAGGCTCTTTCTGCGCCAGCTTACGCGAGGGGCACCAGTACTCTTGTGCTCCGCCGCGGTCGCTGTCCGTTTCCCTGTCAATTACAAACTTGGGGAATAGCAACTGGAACTCGGTAGGCTCGCGATCTTTCTCAAGAATGAATCGCTGTTTTATGTTAGGTACGAACGCTTCGCCTAGGCTCGACTCGCCTACCATGATAAGAATGCGAATGTCGGGGAAGTTGATTACAAATTGCGTGATGTCGTCCTCATCCAGCGAAGATTTATACGACCCGCGAGGGTAGAGACAGATTCCCTTTCGTCGGCCTAGCGGAGCCAGAGCTTCTATGGCGTCGTGGAAGTCTCCCAGAGTGTAGCGGCTGTCTTGCTGGAACGCTGGCTCAAACGGAGTCTTCTTCAGGAAGAAATCCACTACAGGCTTATGGGTTCTCTCGAACAGATCGCGGTGAAAGATGTCTTTCGATAGGAACCATAGGTCGGTTTGAGCCTTGCGACGCCGAGCGGAGTACTTGGCGGGTCCGCCACAGTCCTTGATGTACGCCTCTATTTCATCTGTAAACCGCTCGGAGGGCATTAAACTAAGCGGAAACCTCTTGGGATTCTTACTCTATAATCTCCGAGCATACGTACTATCTCTAACTTGTCTTCATCTACATAGGGCAATTCTCTTGCCCGCAAATTAGAATCTGCTGTTTCTTTTCTGGAAGTAGCTTGATTTTGGGATGCTTGCTCACTCCTAAAGCGGTGCTCGCAAGCGTGAAAATCAAGGCCGCATTTACTACATTTACGGGACATTTACTCAGCCATCTCCGCTTCGGTCGGCTTACCACCTAGCATTTCTTCTAGGTGATCGTGTAGAGCTTCCATATCCGGGGCGCCGTGCGTGGTGGCTTCAACTCCCGGCTTTACGTGGTGGTGAGTGATCTTGTGGCTACCGTCATGGTGATGTTCGATGTGAGTATGCGAGATGCCGTGCTTGCGTTCGTCTTTCATGCCCTTGGGCATCTTCGGCTTATGCGATAGTCCGTCCATCATCGGCATTGCTGTTTCCATGTTTTACTCCGATTCCGATTCCCAGTGGTTACAACAACCATCGTATTCCACTGTTCCCTGTACTTTCTTGCATGGCCCGCTGCCTTCTTCGCTACCCATGTAGTATTCACAATTACCGCAATGCGTTGGCCCTTGCTCGACATACCCGGCTATAAGCTTGCTAATCTTTGCGACAGGTACCGGAAGATCGGGCTTTACGCCATCGAATACCCGCCCGTTGACGTACAACCCACAAACGCCGTGAGCTGGTTGAATGT